CCCGTGCCGGTTGGGGCCGATGATTGATAAACCATCTGAGTGGTCGTCAGCAGATCAGCAACAACTGAGGACCCACCACCACCATTCATTTGAATTTGTGTGAGTGTAGGTGTTGCACGTTTTGTAGTTTTCCAGTAGGCGGCTTGGTACTGAGTGCTGGGATTATTGGAGGACGCCATGGTAATCGGTTCCCAATATCTCTGACATCGAATCAACTCCAGCGGATACACAGAATACTCAAACGGCGTATCAACAGTGCCGACAATAAGTTGCACGCCGGTGATTGTGATGGATGCGCCTGCTGTCGTTGTAATCGGCGTTGCTGTGCTACTTCCCAAATAGAACCCGGATTGCCATGCATTTAGGACTGCTGTTTGATAGTTCGGCCCTACGCCGAGAGCAAGTGTGAGAATCAAACCAATATTATTAGCTGTTAGCCATGTACCGGAAGTATCGCCGGGGACTGTTAGCGAAACGCGAGTTTTCACATTTGCCACCAGAGAAAAATTTTGAACATAACTCCGCGTAGCACCCGAATTTGATACAGCGGCTGAAAATGTACCTGTGATCGTGCTAACTACCCAGAAAGATACCGCTATGGATTTTGCAGAAGCAGTACCCCACATCAAATCTGATATGTTAAAACCTTCAATTGCCTGCGCAACCCGAACCGCGTCAGATGCTGCAATTGCCCCTGCCGCAGTATTTGTGAGTTGCAATGCATGGCTAAACCCCGCAAATGGGCTTGCGACTTGCTGGCCGACCAAGGTAGAACCGTTCGTGCGCCCATTACTGACATACCATTGATCGCAGGGATATCCGGGAGCACCTAACGCAATAGCAAGTGCAGCCCCGCCATTCTGCTGGTCGAATTGCATTGCCCCATTGACGATCTTGTTCTTCATACCAGCAATCGACCCACCGTTGATCGAATCGACGGTCGGAGAGGTGAAAGATGGAGAAATGAGCGGCGATTTCAGGGCAAGTGCCGCCGCCGTGGCGGTGGAGATTGGTTTATCTGCGTCACCAGTATTGGAGACGAGCGACAGTCCGACTGCTGCTGCGGTAATATCTGATAACATTGCGACCGTGCCATCTTTATCTGGCATGGTCCAGGTGCGCGCTACCGTTGCGGCCGTTGCAACCCAGCTCGTGATCGTGTTTGCAGCATTGCGTAAATTGAGCTTAAATGCCGTCAGACCGGCATATCCCCCTGCTGCGTCCTTTGCGGCCACAGCCTGCTTTTCACCATCCAACTCGTTCAGCGCCGCCTGGACTGTTGTGGCGGCGATCGTACCTGCCGGCGTATTGACCACAGCAGAGGCGTTGGCGACCGGCGCGGTAACCCAATTCGTGCCGTTCCATGCGCGCAGCGATCCACCGCCAATTAGAGTATCAAAATAAATCGCGCCAACCAACAAAGCGGCGCCATCGTTGTCGAGTGCAGGTTCTGTCGCTTTCGCACCGAGGTAGCGATCGTCAAATGAATCAAAGGCCGCTATGGCACTGTTAGCCTGCGTGACAGCGATTCCGGCCTGACTTGCTGCGGTTACCGCCGACATATTGGCGCCGGCAGCTGCCGCTGCCGCATCGTCCGCATATTTTTTTGCACCATAACCTTGTCCGCCAACTACTTCGGAGGTCGTTTTTGTTGCCCAATCATGCGCAAGTGCTGCTTGTGTGGTTGCCGTGCCTGCTGCAGCTTCCGCTGCGGCGGCATATCCAGGAATTGGAAGGGCCACTCCAAGAATTGCAGCACTTTGTGCGGCCGCAGCAGCACTCGCCGCAGCTTCCGATTTCGATGCATCAAAGCTGCTGAGCAGCGCCGCCGCTTGCGCGGACAATTCTGCAATGATTGATTGAGTTTGCGTGACTGAATATTCCGCCCCACTGACGGTACTGCCATGATATGGCGTAACCAGCGTCATCACCCCAACACTCACGATCGACAGCACCTCGTATACAACACCATCTGGGGCGTTGAATGCAAAGCCAGCCCGTACGTTCGCAACAAAATCCGTCCCAGTGCCTACGACCAACGGACTGCCATTCGTCAGCTCCACCGTCCCTGTTCTGTACCAGCTCATAAATTCCTTTGCATAAAAAAATCCGCCGAAGCGGATCATGGATCATGTGACGATTGATTACTTGACAGTGACTTTCGGAAACTGCACCTTCACGGCTGCACATGAAGCCATGTACGCAGCAATCTTGCTATCGTCGCCCTGCACCTGCCAATACAGCGCGTCAGCAAGATCAGCGAGTGGTGGATACGCCGCAGCTCTTTCAGCAAGAATAGCCGCCGCAATGTCTTTTTCTTGCTGATCTGGAGTACGCATGTCGACCGCAGACCGATCTGGCATCTTCCATATCCAGCCGGGGGGAAGTGTGTCCTTGGCCTGCTGCTCAGCTTCGGTATATCGGCAGCACTGTCCATCAACAATATAGTCTGTGCGCGGATCAGCCGCCCCTACAAAAATGTTTTCTCCCTGCAGTTCAAGCATCACAGCTGGCATCTCACCCACAAACTGAATCAAGCCCCCGTCATCATATTTTGCATATCGAACAGTCATCGCATTATTCCCAACAATAGAAGACTCCAGTTATTAATTGACCAGGCGCCCCCACTCCAACTATTAGACAAATTCATGGATATCCGGCGGAGCCCCTTTGCAACAACCACTCTTCCACTGGCTGAATGGGAGTCGGTATAACCACCCACCACCGAGTCCGACCACGACAAGGCTAATACCCCATCCACATACACATTGACTCCCGAATTACAGTTACCCGTGGTGGCGGACTGCCAATTAACAATGATTGCCAGCGTCGCATCTTCGGCGTAATACACGTTTTGATACGCCAATTCAAATTCTTCGCCAGAGCTCACCCCCGCACTGCCATAACCAGATAAGAAGGCGGGAATGGTAACGGAATTGGCTCCGATTTTAAGAGTAGTGACTTGCGCATCGCCGATTTTTGCGCTGTCGATCGACGCATCGCGAATTTTTGCGCTGCTAATCGACGCCTCGGCAATAAATGCCTGGTTGATAAACACCTGTCCACCCTGCACTACAAATGGCGTCGTTACAGCTCCACCCAGCTCATCAATCACTGCCACACGTTGAGCAGACAATAGAATTTGCGACTCCAGCACACCAGATGCATTATCGACACCCACCCCGATGCCAGCCATTACCGTGCGCCCGCCCGCCGTTACCGCCGTCTTTATCGTGTACAGCGCCGCGAGATTGTCGTTAAGGTCTGCGAGCGTACTCGACGTCGTCTGAACAGCGACCGCCGCCGCCGATGTCGCTGCCTGCACGGTATCGATACGACTAGCCAATGCCCCATCTTCATTTGCACGTGCAGTCGTTTCAGTCTGAACAGCGGCCGCCACAGCCGATGTCGCTGCCTGCACGGTATCGATACGACTAGCCAACGCCCCATCTGCATTTGCACGTGCCACCGTTTCAGTCTGGACAACGGCCTCTGTCGCCGATATCGCTGCCTGCACGGTATCGATACGTACCGCTACTGACTCAAGTTCATCCTGCCGGGTCGTCTGTTCTATCGTGATGGCTGCTTGCCGTGCAGCAGCCTCCTTTACCACAGCGTTATTAGCGGTTATCAGCGCCGAGAGCTGAACAGCAGCCAGGCTGTCTTTCAGATCTTCAATTCCTCCGATCAATTCGATCGGCTTTAACAGATCCGCCGCCAGCTGCGTTTTCCCAATTTGCCCAGCCACCCAATCCAAAATCACCTTGGCATCACTACTGGTTTCACCGCGCACGCCCTCACCACTTGGATAAAATGCGCCGATGTTGCCCGCCTTGTCTATGATGCGAACCCAAAAATAGAACACTGCCCCGGCCGGCAACCCGGTCAACGTATGGGAATCCTGCGGGCTGGCATACGCCCCCAACTTGCTTGCACTCGCCCGATCAGCTGTTGTCGCATACCAGAGTTCAGTGCATTGCAGGTAATCAGCGGCGCCGGCCGGAAGATCCCACTCGACATAAATAGAGAACACTTGAGCCCGTGTGCGCAAATACGTCGACTGCACGACCTGCGCGCCTGCAATCACATGCTGATAAGCGACAACCTTCGACAAATCCTGCATCCCATTGCCCAGCTTATTGAAGCTGACCAATTTGAACCAGATCGTCCGTCCAATCCACTCACGCGGATAACGATATCTAAACAAGCCGTCATCAAGGCGAATAAACTGCCCGCCCTGCGGATGTGCAGCAATTGCTGATCCATACGCTCCACGCACCAGGTACGAGAGTGCGTAGGCATTGGCCGCAGTCAAGGCCACATCAGCATAAGCAACATATTCGCCGTCGACGTAACTGACTGTCAGCAAGTCGTCCGCATTGGCATGCGTCCCGCCACTCAATTCCCCACCGGATACCGTCAAGTCAACCGCCAGTGTATTGATCTCGTCAACAGCAGTACCGCCCGCCAAGGGTGCTGCCAGTACGCCATAACGCGACGGTCCGCGCAACGTGCCGATGCTTTGGTAGCTGATATTGTCAGTCGATGCCCATACAACACAACCACCCCAATCAGGCCCGCCCGCCGTGGCCAGCCATACTTCCGGCGAGCTGTCGGTCAAGGCCCCAGGCGGCTCGATTACAGCCGGCACCATCACATCGCCGGGTGCCACCGAATAATTCGGCTGATCATTGCCAATCACCGCCGCCAGCTTGCCGGTCGGATGATTGGTCCCGATCGGATAATCTTCGGCAATAATACTTAACAGGCCATCTTCGTCTTCGTCGATTTGCGTGATCAAGACCGGTGTCGCATCAAGATATTTACGCTCGTAATTTAGCGTGACGATGTCCATTGGCTCTAACCGCACATGCTTCCACGGCAGCCGGAACTCATATGTATTCAAAATGTACAGTGACCGATGCAGCAGGAAGTCAGCGACCTTTTGCGCGACGGCTGCATCCTTGATTTCAGGCAGATCAATAACGTCCATACTACGCCGGCCAAACATCTGAATATCAGATGGGTCCGTCGCCTCGGCAATGTTGTCGTTATAGTCGTTTGAACGATCGGCAAACTTGACACGCACATGATTGAAGCAATCCTTAGACGACTTCTGACGCACCACGATCGGATCGGCATCGGCGTCGCCGATAAAGTCGTCTTCCGTCAGATCGCAAACAATAGTGCGGTCTGGCGTATACGTGGCCAGCGACGATGTCGCCGGCACATCCGAATATGGGACCACCTTAAAAATGCCGCCCGAATAGACACAGTCGGCGAAGCCGATCGTCAGCAAGTTTTTGATATATGCGAAGGCTTCCTGCTGCTCTGTGTAAGCAGGGCTAACCCACAGCTGATTGGCCAGACAGAAGCTACGAAATGCAGACAGGTCGCCGATGCCATCCAAATCGATGCCGACGCCTTGATCCGGGTCGGTGGCCAGCGCAGTGATAACGTCAGCGATCTCGCAATCAAGAACATCTGCGCCAGCCGCATAATGGTCCTTGATGCTGCCGCACGCCTGCACTTCCAGCGTGTGATTACCCAATCCCGCGCTATCGTCGAGCGCATAGGCACCGGCAGCAATATAGCTGATGCCGCGATAAGTCAGCGCCTTATCAGGGTGCTTGGTGACGAAGTATGGATAGGCCTCCTGCGCAGCATCCCCCAGGTACACGTCGAGGTTAATATCGCCGGCACTAAATACCTCTTTATCGCGCCATATCCGCTCAACGCTCTGCACCGGACCACTGCTAATTGCCATGACGATCGCGGCGGTATACGAATAGCTGGTGCTCGTTGACGATGACCCACCCTTTCCGGTGCGTTGCTGTGTCGTGTGCGGGATCGCAGTAAAGTCATCATACTGAATCAGATTTGGCGCGATCCGCGCACGGCCAAAGACCCAAGTCAATGGCCGACCGTAGGCCGACGTCTGCAACTGCATCGAGGAGATGACCGGCGACGATGTGCTGACCGACTGCCCGCCCCCAAATAATCCACCCATATCAACAATCCTTTAATGTATAGAATGAGTGCAGACGTCTGCACAGCGCCGCGCTCCTGCTCACGTCCGTTTGCACGACCGCGCCTTGCTCCAGATACGCATGCATCACCAGCGGCCAACGCATGACAATCGCACCGTGACTAACGCACCGCCCGAATTTGAATAAGGCAATATCGCCAGGTTCCGGCACCTCGACCTGCTCGGCAAATTCGGCCAGACCACACAGATATAATTCCTCATTACGATGGGTATGCCAGTCATGTGCGTACGGCCTCGGATCGGTTTGCGGCGGGATCACCCCGCACGCTTTGTAGATTTCGACCATCAGCATCACGCAATCGACTCCCACGCCTTTTAAATTACCCTGATGATGGTACGGTGTGTTTTGCCATTGCATTGCCGTGGCGACCACCTCAATCCTTTTATCTGGCGTCATAACGATGACTCAGGCGGCGGGATGTATGGAGTGCCCTTAAAATTGACTTCGTTAGCAAAGCGCGCGCAGCCATTGGCGCCACGCGTCTTGTCGCAGCCGGCCCTGATAATGAAGGCGTCACCCACAGCAAGGTCAATCACGACCGGACTTGACAACGTCACCACCCCCGAAGCATACGACTTGACGGCCCGCCGCACGCCGGCATTGACGCCATTCAAAAAAGTGATCTCACCAAGGGAAAAATAGTCATCTGGCTGCGCCAAATTGACGTTAAAGGAATAGCGGTTCGGCGCCGCTACGACCGCGCCCTCTACCGAATAGGCGTCGCGCAAGACCTTACAGCCGTTATCAAACAGCGTGCGCATGCAGCCCGCCTGGAATACCTCGCGCGGGACTTTCATGTTAAGCCTGTTTGCGTCTGACACGACAGTGAGCGTGACAACCTGCTCACCGTCATTACTCTCATCAACGTAGCCTGTAAAGATATTGAGTGTTTCCGCGACATCGCCCCAGGCTGGCATAAACGCCTTGTCGATCGACACCACAGCGTTTTTTAGCGCGCCGGAGCGCGTCGCCAATAGCCAGGGCGCGCCATCAAGATAATCAGTCGGTTTCACAACAACAGTCAGATCCAGCGAACTGACTTGCAGGCCGCGAATCAGGCTGTACTTTGCGCCGCTGATGCTTGGTCCACTACTGTCGTAGATCTGATTATGTGCGACGATGTCGACATCGGCATCAGTCCAGTAATAGCTTGTTCCGCTGACAAGCGTCAGCGTAAATAGATTGCATTTCACGAATTGTTGACTATCGAGAATCCCCGCCAGTCGCGCTGTCGCTGTTCTCATATCCGCATTCCTAAACTGCCAGTCAACTGCACTTTTTTTGCAGTCCATAGGTCCTTCATAAACTTCTCAAATTCCTGCTCGTCTGCGCTGAAGCGAACGCGATAGAAATACGACCCAGTCCAGGTAATGCTGCCGGCCGCCGGCGCCACCACAAACTTCACCATGCCAGTCGGCGACACCGTATATGCACCTGCCGCTCTAACGACGCCGGCCACCTTAACCGCCGTAATGGCGTCAATGTTCTGGACCGGTTCGACAAACTCAGAACCAAAGCTGCGCACCAGCTGAAACGACTGCGTATGACCGTCACCCACACCGATCACCTGGTCGACAACCGTACAGTCATCAAGGTGGCGATAAAGAAAATTGTCATACGAGCCGCGCCTAGCCAGAAAGAAGCCAACTAGCTGGCGAAGCTCTTGCCGGCTACCGTGTCGCAAAAATTCGTAACTGAGCGACAGCTCGTAAATCGGATTTGCCATCAACGAGGTGCGGTATTCGGCACCGCTGATGGCTGTTTGAATTTTTGTTTTAAACGTCGGCTGCCAGGTAACAGTCCAGGTCAAGCCAGGCAAATCAGGAAATATTTGTCCGCTCATGATTTTTTCGCATGGTCTCTTAAGGCATTGGCTATGACGTGCACATTCTTGCGAATGTCGCCAGCGCTCAACCGCCCCGAGTAGTCGTGATAGTTAACTGTGGCGCCAGATCCGCCGCCAGCGCCGCCGCCATCGGCCATGCTGCGGATGACATCGGCATGCTTCGCAGGAAGGATCATCTCGCGCGCATGCGTTTGCACAATCGGATTCAGGCCAGCTGGAATATCGTAGCCTCCCTCTGCCGAGGCCATCGGCATGTATGCCATCGCTGCGGCCGATGCTGCCAGGCCCGCTTCTGGTGCAATCGCCCACCCATACAGCGGAATCGCCGCCGCCGAAGCGGTCGCTGCAACGCCTGCGTTTGCGGATATCTGCCCGACAGCGGAAACCGTGGAAGTTGCCTTGCCCAGCGCCAAATTCATTAACCATTCGGCAGCGGTTTTCGCGAGCATGTCGATCACGGCGCCAGTCACTACGCCCATCATGTTTTGCAGTAGAGCGCTCATCTTCATGGTGCCATTCAAGGTACCCGCGATCACGCTCGCCATGCCAGACTGAATACTGCTATACATCGCGAGCGAATCCTTTTTTTGCTCCAATGTCGCCTTGGACTTTATCGCCATCATTTTTGCTTGGTGCTGCTGCTCCAACGCCTCGATTTGCAGATGAATTTGCGCCAACGCGACCGGATCTTCATCCGATCCATGCATCATCGCTTCCTGCTCGATGAGCGCCTGCATTTTGATCTGGTAGCGCTTAGCCTGGAATCCCTCTTCCATTTGCAACAACTGCGCATCATTGATTTGATGCAAAGCGAGTTGCAGCTCCGCCGCCTGTTCATCGGCATCGATCCCCGCCAGCGCGGCATTGCGCTGGGCTTCGGACACGACCTTGGCCGTAGCAACGCTCTGCTCAGCAAAGGCACGCTGCTCTTTGTACACGTCAGCCATTGCCGCCTTGGCTTCCTTGCTGTCGGCGCCATACCGGGCGACGTTGGCCTGATAAATTTTGTTGGCGATATCCAATCGCGCCAGGTGATTGTTCTTGTAGTTTTCAAGGCTGGCTTTTTCTCCGGCAATGTCTTCCTCGAACGCATCTTTACGCATCAATGCTGTGACTGCGTAATACTTTTTTTCAACCTGCGCTTTCTCTTCTTTCGAGAGCTTGACTGTGTCGAGAATGCCCTTCCAGTAATCACGTTCCATCGTATGACTAAACTCCATGGCAGTGCCGGCGATGGCCTGCTCTTTGGCATAGCCATCTTTATCGGCGCCGAGCTTAGCTTCCCATTCATGCATGCGCGTCTTCTCTTTTGCGCCGCTGTCTTCCTTGGAAAAATCATAGGTTGGGCCACCAGAGATCGTCTTATCTTTAATCTCGGGCTTGGCTTTCGGCGCCCGAAGTGCGATATCTTCAATTTGCTTTTGCCCGTCGCTGGCAATCTTAATGAGCTTGTCGACGTGCTTTTGCTGAACCCCTTCAACGATGGCCGTTCCAGTCTCCCATGCTTGCTTGGCGCCAGCAAAGTCCAGACGCAAAGCCCGTTCGGCAACAGAAGCAAGCCGCATAATGCGGGCCACGGTTATGTCGATGATTGCCATTACCGCTTCCAGCGCCACCTGCACCCCCACCTTCAACCCAACAAAGGCAATCTCAACCACCTTCAAGCAATTTGTGAAAAATTGCATCGAGTCTGGCGCGTCGGTTCCCATAACTTGCGCGACAATCTGCCCGATCTCAGAAAACCCGGCGCGGATCGTATTCCACAAATCCATGACAACCCCGCCCAGCGATTCCATAATATTGCCGAGGGAATCCATCACGGCGCTCATGATCTTGCCAGCAGCTGGGCCGACACCACTCAACCAGCCCCCAATCTTGACAAAGCCAGGCAGTAGCGCCGCCCCCATCTGCACTTCGAGAGAGGTCATGACGAGCTTCATGTCATTCATCGACTCTTTATATTTTTTTGCCTGCGCAACACCTTCGTCGCCCACTAGCAGGCCCAGATCCTTGGTTTTTTGTTCTGCGCTTTTCATCTCCTCGGTCGTCAGCTTCAATGTAGCGCGCACATCATTCCATGATTTGCCATAAACCTGCGTTCCAGCGATGTTCTGTTCAATCGGATTTTTAATGTCCCGCAACTTTGCGTTGACCTCGCCCATAATGTCGAGCGTTGGACGATATTGGCCATTTGAATCCTTAACCTGCACACCCAGCTTTTCAAATGCCTGGCCATTGGTGGCGATCTGCTTTGCCATCTTCCCGGCTGCCATCGTCACGACCTCACTATCAATGCCAAGGTGACGCATAGCTACCATCATGACGCTGGCCCGCTCGGTCGTAATCCCCAACTGCACCGACAGTTTCTTCGCTTCGCCAGTCCAGGCAACCGATGCGCCGATGACTTCTTTAAACGCGGCGCCCCCAGCAATGACGGCGGTCATCGTGCCAATGACTCCGGTGACGGTTTTCAAGGCATTCGATACCGACTGCATTTGCGATTCGATCTGTTTAAAACTGGACTGGATGTCAGCGGCGGTCTTGCGCGCTGATGCGGCCGCTTTTTCCATGCCGGCAGTAAATCCGCTTGGGTCCGCTGTAACGCCATACTCGACGCTCTTATCACTGCCAGCCATATCAACTCCTAAAATAGAAATGCCCGCCAAAACTCAGGCAGGCATTGGGAACAGTTCCATTGCGTCTTCCACGCTGCATTCACCGGATGGCTGCTCACCAGACGAATAGTCCAGATAGCCGGCGACGAGAAGATGTACTGGCGGGTGATCCCGCCAGTACGCGTTTTGCGCGACGATGGATGGGATGTCCCACTCATGCCACGCTTGCTGCGGCGTGCAGCCGGTACTGGCGACGATGTGCGCGATCAGGCCTTCAAGCCCGCCGTGTCCATCCCCTCCTGCACCCGCCGCATCATGTTTCCCGCTTGCGCAACCAGACCCGACAAGTTCAACAGCGTTTCCCAAACCTCGAAAAAATTGTTGTAGTCGATCATGTCGTCGACCTGCTCTTGCGTGACGTCGTCGTAATTGCGCTTGAGGCTGGCCAGGGTCAGCTTGGCGACCAGCTCGATATCGGGCAGGCCGCCAACAAATACCGCCTTGATCTGGTCACGGTACTGCTTGACCGCCGCCGCATTGAGCGGCGCAATGACGTAGGTCTTCCCGCCCAGGTCATGTTCTTTGCCCGGAATTCTGAGCGCGGCCGTCATTCTGTCGAACTCCATTTCCAGACGACACCGGTATCGTCAGCGAAGCAATTCATGTCCAACTCGGGAATCATGAAGTCTTCCTGCTTGGACGACAGCGCCAGCTTGGAACTGGTGACCTTTGGAAATTTCAGCGTCAGCACCTTGCCGTTGCGCGCCATCGCGAAGTCGACGCTAAAGCTGGGTGACAGGCCCATCGGCATGTTCGTGACCGTCAGCAGCTTGCCAGCCGCAGCCGTCATGTGCTGGTAGTCGATGAAGACCGTCTTGCCGACATCGGCGGCGGCGAACACATAGGCGCCGTTGCCGTCCGTGGTGTACTGCCCGGTAGTGGGCGCCGTGGCCACGCGAATCATTGGCGTACCGTTGGCGTCCAGACGCACGCCAAGGTTGGCAAAGTACGTGGCGCCGCCAGGCGGCACGATCGTGACCGATGCCGCTGCCGCTTGCCCCACACCATCGTTGACCGAGGTGATCAGGCCATTGACCGCAGACTGCCCGAAAAATGCCGCCGTCAAAGGCAAGATGTTGATATTGGCAAATTTTGCCTTGAGGCCAATCTTGCCCTTTGCACGGCCGCTATCAACCGGGAACGAACTGGCGCCATACAGCAGCTTTTCATCGAACGAGGCATCGATGCCGACATCCTGCAAAATGCCGAATTGAAACGGGGTCGGGTTCGCGATGGCATTGCCATACGCGTCTTGCAGCGGTGTCGCCCACAGAACACCAGCACCAAAGTGACGAGCCATAATGTTTTCCTAAAAAAAATCCCGCACGACGGCGGGATCAGGGTGGATAAATAGAACAGTGGCAACCGGGCTAATCGCGCTAAATCAACGCGGTCAGATCATCAGTCGCCGACAGGTAACGCATTTCATACTTGGTGACGACACTGCCGGCAGTCTGGTCGGCCTCTTGCGCCTCCCAGCTTTTCGACTTCTTGCGCACCCGCGTGACCAGCCCGGCCAGCACTGGGTCACGCATAAGCAAGCCATGCAGGGAGACCAGCGCCGGATCGGCCAGCTGGTCATACGGGTCGCCACGAACAAACACCTCGACCGACACCGTCAGCACGTTGTCATCAACGGCAGCGGAAAAGGCTGTCGTTTCCTCGATTGCCGGCAGAACAACAATACAAGGCGTCTCGCCGAGCGTGATTGCTTCTTCACGCGAACGAAACACGCGCTGCCCGATCCCGACCGTTGGTGCCAGGGCCGCGACCATCGCCGAAACAATGGCTTCCGGCAGGCTGCTCATGGCGTCACCTTGGTCAGTGGGATCGATGAAAAAGCGCCGTCATCGACCCGGACCGGCTGGCGCGCCATATAGGGCACGCCGTCAACGACGAGTCCCACGCCTAACTTAATGCCCGCCGCGACTACGACGCTGGTTTTAAGCATGACCGTGGTCATCTGCGACAGCGCATTCATGCCGCCGCCCATCGACAGGTTTTCATCCGGGGCGTCTACGATCCCGAGAAAGTCCACCGCGCCGCACTGACAAGGTTTGCCGTGGTCTTCCAGGAACGCATCCAGATCCTCGTCGATCATGGCCTAGCTCGCGGCCTGATCTGGCGTGGCCGGATCGGCCGCCTGCTTGCCGCCCTTGGTCTTGGCCGACGCCGCCGAGTCGTCAGCAGCGGTATCGGCATCGACCGCTTCAAGCTTATGCGCATGATTGGCGGCGACATCGTCGTCGAGTTCGATTTTTTCACCGCCGACGCGGACGATCTGATCAGCACCAACGAAAGAAAAACCGTGACGGATCGTGTATTCCTTAGCCATATAGGCTCCTTTTTTGAATATTTAAATTGAATTGGAAAGGCCCTTTCTCCAGGGCCTTTAAACTGCTCCTGTCCGGTCGTACAGACCGATTAGGCGATGGCGTCGCTCATGATGGCGAACGACTGCTGGTGACGAATGCCGATGTCGATGC